ATATCAAACTGAACAGATTTGCGAGCCGTTGCCGGCTTGCCATCATCGTCGCCGTCTGCCGTCGCAACCTCGACGCGCACCATATCGCGAACGCGCATCGCCGCGGCCACAGTCAACGCCAGCCGCCACGGGCGGCCCTCATCGTCGCGGAACTCAATCACGCAAAAAACCTCCGGGTGTTTACCGCAGCCCTTGCCGCGTCAACTTCGCCTCTAGGGTGAATGTTGCCACGCCATCGATCGGATCGGTTTCGGAAATGCCAGTTACCACCGCATTAAATGACCAACCGCCAGCCCCGCCGCTAACGCTGATTAGCGCGCCGTTTTGTAGGTTTGCCCAAACGCTGCTAGCGGAAGCGTTGTCGTTGAACTCCACCACTACGGTAGTGTCATAGCCTACGGAGTAAACCGGAAAATCCCTTGCCCCATAGGGGTCTATGTCGATCGTTTTTGCGGTGCTGGTAAAGGATACGTTTCGTGCGCCGGCGACAGTGCCACCAACGCTAACGGAACAATCTTTCCCCAGCGTGATAGCCAACGATTAGAACTCCATCGCGGTGACGGTAAACGTGATCGCGTTATCGATGGAGATATTTTCGGTGATGCTCATCACGCTGAAACTGCCCGCCGTTCCGGCCGCTTCCAACGAAGTAAGAAGCCCGGCAACGTCGTGGGTTTCAATCTCCCAAGTCTTCTTATTGAAACCGGCCTTAAACGCTTTTCGCCCCGGAGCGCCGGAGGCGCCTCCGACATTCCCACGATTCGAAATGTCGATCGTGTCGCATTCCTGCGTGAATGAAGCGCTGATAATGCCAGAGCCGCCAAACGGTGGCGCGTCGCTCTGATCCTTGCCAAGTGTGATAGCCATTTGGTTGCCTTGTGGTTTTAGTTAAGCGCTGCGGGAGCCGGATACGGTAAACGTCGAAATGCCGTCAATCGGATCGCTCCGCGAAATGTTGGTAACAACGTAGGTCGCGTTTCCTGTTTGCGTTCCAGTGACGGTAAAAGTTCCGCCGATGGTCGCGCCGGGGGAATCAACGCATTCCACCTCAATCGTCTGCTCGATAAGCGCCTTGCGATACTTGCGCGAAGTGTCGCCAAACTTGGTAACGTCTACTTCGCTAGCCGAGTTGGAAACGGTTGCGGATCGCGCGTTAGCAAGCCCGGTAAGGGTTGCATCCTTGCCCAACGAAACGGTAAAAGTTGGCATTATGTAGGTTTCTCCAGTGCCTACGTTTACCGTATCACCCGGCGCGAAACCTATACCCGTCTATGGCTAGCCGGGGCCGCGGATCGTGTCGCGGAATGCTTCGGGAATCTTGCGGAGCGCGGTTGCCACCGAAGCCGAACCCATAAACGGGCGGGCAGGGTAGCGGGCCGATTTGGTCATCGAAGTGCGTTCCCAGTTGCGGGAGCCGCGGAACCCCTTATGCGTCCACAGGAGCGCCCCCAACGCCTGCCGGCCGTTAGCCCCGCGGGCTATGCCGCGACCTTTCGCCCGCCGCTGGTACGCGATGCGGGCGGCCCCTACGTTGAGCCGGTACGCGGTCAGCCTCAACACCCCGCCGAACTCATGCAACTGATTTAGCCACGCGGCTTTCTCCGGGCCGATCACAACGGAGCCGCGGGAAAAATCGTAATAGAAACGAATGTCGCGGTAGAGAAACCGTTTCGGCTGCCACGATTTGACCGGCTGCCCCGGCGCCCGCGGCTTACCGCTACCGTATGGCGTGATATCGCGGTAAAGCCCGCCCACGAACTCAACCGGCCGCCCCTCGCGCGAAGTCTTGATCCATTTTTTGGTTTTCTTCGGCGCCCGCTGGCCGATGCCGCGTTTCGCGGCGGAATGGATTTGGAAACCGGCTTTATCCAGCGCACGAAAGCGGGCCTCGCCTAGCGTTTTCCGAACCTTGGGAACGTCGAAAAAACCTTTCCGCACGTTGAACTGGAATCGGAACCGCGCGACGGTTTCGGCGGATACCGGCCGTTTCCCCATTCAGCACCCCCGGCCGTCTAGGCATCGACCACGTTGACGCGGTAGGTCGCGCTAATGACCGCGCGCCATACGTTGCGCTCTGCTAGGGCGTCGTCTGGATTTATCTCGACAGTGAGCGCCACGGGCGAAGTAACCCCGCCCGCCCACGGTTGCGCCCATGCGTGCGCGCGAATCTTCGCGGCCACCGCTTCGGTGAGCGTCAACATATCATCGGCGGCGGTTTCGGTTGCCGCCTGCCGGCCTATGAAAACGTTCGCGGTGTAATCGTATTGATGGGAGTTGCGGCCGATCCGCTGAATATCCACGCTGCCGGGAGTGACGAACATGACGGGCGCGGCCATATCGTCAGGATCGACGGCAACTAGGTTGCGGCGGGATACGGTTACCGTGCCGATTTCCCACGCCACGGCAGCCAGCGACCCGGCGAGCGCTCCGCATATTTCGGTTAGTTTGGCTGGCATTTATTCATCTTCCGAAACAGTTGCCGGCGGCATGAGCGCCACCGCGTCAGCCCACGGTATTACCTCGACTGCCGCCATCATTTCCGGCGTAACGTGTGAGAAAAGCCCGTGCAACAACCCGCCTTCGCCAACCTCGCTGAGAATGTCGCCGCATAGGCAGTAACTTCCATTGATGAGTTGTACGCCTTGGTGAACGTGCCGCGGGTCGCCGTGCTGCGTTTGCAGTTGATACAGCGTCAGCGCGATTTCGTAGGGATAGACAAGCGCAAGCGTCCGCGAATCTTCGTAGGAGAGCGGGAGCGGTAACTGGTCGAGCGTCACGATGTTCGTCCCATTGAAGTGTTGTAGGCGAGCATCGCGGAGTAGAACGCGGCGACCTGCGCGGCAGTCATAGACAAGCCGATCGAGTAATGACGCATAGCCATGCCCGGTTGGTCAGAACCGGCGGTGCCGGTGTTGTTCACCCTAAACACATAGAACGGATATGTTACGGCCGCGATTCCGGTCGCGGCCGTTGTGTTGGTCGCGTTCAGCGAACCGTTTCGGTAAAACTCCAGCAACGTCGTAGCGGTTCGTTGCGCCAGGAGGAAAGCCGCCGGGCGCGCTCCGTTAGTCCATCCGGTCGATAGCACGCTGATTGCCTTGCCGCACCTTGCGTAGTCGTTGGAGGCGACTGTAGTTCGGATTGAGAGTTGGATTGAGAATCGGTCGGCGGCTCCGTTGTTCGCCCCCAGAAGCATGGGGTCTGTTTCCGCCGCCCCAGTTGTGCCGTGCCACCCGGAAAGGTGCATCCCCTCCCACTGGGATGCCGTAACCAGTGAAGTCGAAAATCCAGTGTCAAGGTATTTTGATGTAGATAAGCCAACCGACAGGCCAACGGACTCCGAAAAATCGCCAGACACGAAACCGCTCGCGCCACCAACATTAGTATCGACCGTTCCGCCGAACTGCGGCCCCGTCAGGCTTCGCCCGCGAAACAGCGGAGTGATCGCGGCATTTAATCCGTTGCCGCTGAAAACATTCAGCCGCAGGAAACGGTCGCGAATCCCGGCAGCGTCGATGGCGTAGCACAGACGGCTAACGTGCGCGAGCGTGGCCGTCGATACGCTATCGCCCTGCGCCACTACGCGAGTAGACCAATCGGCCGCCTCCGGATGTATCGGAGCGAGCCGGAGCGTCGAGGCGCGGCGGATCGTGGAAGCGTTGGTTACGGTCACGTTAGTTCCGAACCGAATAGGGAAAACGACAGCGAAGCCGAAGAAGCGTAAACCGTCACAACGTCAGTAGCCGCCAGCGTGATGCCGAGCGTCAAAAACGCGGAATCGTTTGCGGTCAACGACGAGTCGAAAACCAGATAATGCGTAGCCGCCAGCGTTGCCCCCGCAGGCCGCACGGCAACGCGAAACGTTGCGGACGATGCGCCCTGATTGCAGACCGAAAGCGTTGACGCTACGGCAGACGTTGCGGACGGCACGGTGTAGAGCGTTGCCGCGGTTGTCGCGGATGGATTCGACTGCCCCAACACTTTGTAGGCTGACGGCATTTATAGACCCCCGGTTAGAAACGGATGGAGAAAAGATTGCGCCGCTTCGCGAGAGTTTGCCGGCAGGCGCGCGTCTAGGATTGTTCCAGTAAGATTCGTCGCGTCCACAGCGCCACTAAAAACAGCGGCCTCGATTACTCCCGGCGTTCCAACGTCGCCAACCGCGTTCACTGAAAAAATAGTGGCGGCATCGTATGCAATCGAAAACGGAATCAAGTCAGCGGGGGAGTTTCCCGCGTTGACGTTTGGCGGCGATACCGTCAGCCCCGAAGGCGCGACGGCCTGCCCCGCAACTACCTCCGAAATCGTGCCGGTGGAAAGTTTCCCGCCCGTAGTTGTCGTGACGATCCGCCCCGAGACAGTGCCGACCGTAATCGGGTCAGCGCCGGCCGCGGCATGGCTCCCCGCGTGGCTGGTTGGCGTTCGCGCGTCCGATAGCCGCGAATCCGTAGAGGAAGCCTTGCCATCTAGAGCCGTCTGTAGGCCCGTTACTTGCGACACTGCCAGCGTCACCGCATCGCTGCCGTCCGATGCGTGGCTAGCCGCGTGAGCGCTAGGCGCGAACGTGGAAGGCTTGTTGCTGATCGTGGCCCAATCGCTGCCGCTCACCTCAACATAGGACGAACCGCCCCAGCGGTAAGCCTTCCCGGTATCCAGAGCAACGTAGATTT